ACACTTTTCATCATGGTTAAAAACCAGATGCTTCCTCCTCCTCCTGAGATTCTGATCGATGCTGATTTCCAGGTCGAGTATTCGAATCCTGTTGGAATCTCGCAGAGAGCCGGTGAGATGACATCGATCTCGAGTTTGATGCAGTTCTTAACACCAATTGCTCAGATCGATCCATCGGTGATGCGTAGATTGGATCCTGGTCAGATTGCAACCCTGGCAGCAGAGATCCTGCGTGTTCCACCGTCGGTCTTTAAATCAGAAGAAGAATTTGCAGAAGAGATGGAGGCAGAAGCTCAACAAATGGCAATGCAATCTCAGATGCAGGAACAGATGGCAGTAGCAGAAGCAGATAACCTGGTTTCCATGTCAGACCGCAACCGATCTCAAGCATCCTTGAACCTTGCTAAAGCGACGGAAGCAGCTTAAATCAGATTATGAAACCACGTTCGGCACAGATGCCGGAAAGCGTGTATTGGCTGACCTGTGTGGTCGGCATTTTGTGTTCTCCAGTACTTTGGTCCCTGGAGATCCTTATCACACACACACCAATGAGGGACGTAGGTCTGTAGTAACAGACATCATGAACTACTTGAGTGTGTCAATCGGTGAACTTGAACAACTAGAGAGACAATCGCATGACAGAGAACGCGACCTCGACTCAGAATACTGATCCAGCAGAGACCCCATTAGCTATGCCAGGCTCAATCCTGGGTGGTGAAGGTACTCCAATTCCTGGATCTGAAGAAAGTTCTGGATCTTTTAATCCAGACACACTACCCGTTGAATTAAGAAACGAACCTTCTTTAAGGAATTTCAAGAACGTGAATGACCTCGCGAAATCTTATGCGAACCTCGTTCACAAGCTTGGAGCTCCAAGTGAAGAACTTGTCCGGGTTCCGAAGGATGGTGACAAGAACGAGGCTTACGACAAACTTGGTCGTCCAGACTCTCCGGAAGCGTACCAATTCGTCGGGGAAACCCCGGATCACTTCAGAAGTTTCGCTCATGATACCGGCCTCTCGCAAGAACAAGCCGGGAAGTTTCATGATTATATGACAGACCTTGCCCGAACGGATAACGAAAACGCCCGTAAGGCTTACGAACAGGAACAGCTGGATTACCAGCAAGGGCTCTCCAAGGAATGGGGAGATGAGTATGGTAAGAACTCAGAGCTTGCCAGACGAGCATTCCTGCAATTTGCAGATCCGGATGCCCGTAAAGTTCATGGAGGAATCAGGTCTCGGGAATCATCCCGGGTTAACCAAGATGTTCTCCAGAATCGGTAAAGCTATGAGTGAAGATGGAAGGCTGATGTCTGGTGATGATGGTCGCATCGGTGGCATGTCATCAACAACAGCAGAAGCCAGAATCAAGGAATTGAAATCCGATAAGGATTTTCAACTCGCATACAACAGTGCAACGCATCCGAAACATGCAGATGCAGTCAAAGAAATAACGAATTTATACCATTACCTAGGTTAACTAGGTAAATCCCCTGCTCTAGGTTTTTTGGCCTCGGATAATTCGATCGAGAACCCAAACGCTTAAAGAGCCCACGATACGGAGCCTCCTCGAGATAACTCCAGTGATTTGGCAGGACAACCAAAAATCATTGGAGTTTTATGTCTGTAAATATAACGACTGCTTTCACGAAGCAGTATTCAGATAACATCATCTCCTTGGTACAACAACGTGGATCGCGTTTAAGAAATGCGGTCAATGTTGAAACCGGGAAGCGTGGTGAAGAAGTCTACATGGAGCGAATCGGCTCCGTTACCGCTCAGAAGGTAACATCCCGTCACGCGGATTCTCCGCAGATCGATACACCACATTCCAGGCGTAGAGTGACTCCGGTCTCCTACGATTGGGGTGACATGATCGATGATGTCGACCGCGTTCGTATGCTCGTCGATCCCACATCCGTTTACGCCCAGAACGCAGCTTCTGCAATGGGAAGAGCGATTGATAATGAGATCCTCGATGCCATGAGTGGAACTGCTGCAACCGGAGTAGCCGGTGCAGGATCCGCATCATTGTCGAACACCGTTGCTGTCGGTTCTTATGCCTACGGTAACTCATCCGGAGACTGTGGTCTGACGGTTTCAAAACTCGTAGAAGCCCGTCAGAAGATCAATGCCGGTGAAGGGGATGATCGCGATCTGGAAGGAAATCCGAACATTTTTGTTGCGGTCAATTCCTTACAACTCGCTCACTTGCTTTCCGATATTTCATTCGGTCACAAGCATGGAGGAACGATCACCATTTCCAGTGGTGGTGCAGGATCCCAGATGGGTGCTGATATGAGCCAGGTCCGATCCCTTGCAATGGGTGAGATCACGGATTTCATGGGAATGAGATTCATCCGGACGGAGCTTCTGAACGTCGATGGCAGTGACGATCAACTCGTCATGATGTGGCATCGCGACGGAATGGGTCTCTGTATCTGGGATGACATCCGAGCGAGGATCACGGAACGTGCTGACAAGAGATTCAGCACTTATGTTTATTTCTCGATGACCGTCGGATCCGTCCGATTGCAGGAAGAGAAAGTCTGTTCGATCGCTTGCGATCCGAACTAATCATTAGCGACCACTTCATGAGAGGTGGTCGTCTTTTTTACGCCAGCTGAAAGGAGTAAGTTATGGCAGTAGTAACCTTAGTCGGAACCAAGACCACTGACTTAGTGGCAACGAAGCAAACCTTCGTAGACTCCCGTTATCATTACGGAAGAGTCCGATCAACATTTGATGTTGTTGAAACCAACGATGATGATACGATCAGTTCGACCTATCATCTAGCACGGCTTCCTTCGAATGCCGTGATCCTTCCTTCGTCAACGATTTATTTCGATAACGTAGGAGCTTCAGGAGCAACAGCAGACATCGGAGTCTATGCAGTCGATGGGAATCTTGCGAATGCCGATGATGTTGATGCAATCAATGATGGCATCGCAATCGCAACCGCAGGATCCGCATCCGTCATCAAGGACTTTGCAACTTCGGCAACAGCCCTTTGGGACTATGTGGCTTCTGAGGAAAGTGATCCAGGAGGATTGCTGGATATCAAAGTTGCTCTATTGGATGCAGTAACGGATGCAGTAGGATCCATTGCATTGGAACTCTATTACGTTGTCGATTAATGACGAGCGTAGTTGAGATCTGCAATATAGGCTTGACGAACCTGGGCGACCAGAAGATATCAAGCCTAACTGATAACAACGAACGAGCNCGGCTTTGCAATCTTCGTTATGAAGANACCCGTGATGCCGTGCTTCGCTCCTATCCCTGGACATGTGCNGTCGCCAGGACGAAGCTCGCTCAGTCCACTGATACACCCTCCTGGGGTTTCTCTTANAAATATGCCCTTCCATCCGATTGTCTCAGGGTCTTAGATCTTTATGATTGGGATGATGAGCATTATGTCGAAAACGGGTTCATCGTCACCGATTCCGAACAAGCCTGGATCAAATACATCAAAAGAGTTGAGGATCCGAATGAGTTTGATGCACTTGTGATTCATGCAATCGGGTTGAGGCTCGCAATGGAAATTGCAGAAGCCCTCACAGGACGACCGGAGCTTCGGAACAACATGCTTGCAAAATACAATGCCATCTTATCAGAAGCACGAAGTGCAGACAGTTCTGAGCGTGGCAATGTAAATATCATTTATGCAGATGTTTTCCTCGAAGCAAGGAGATAAATGCCACGGGTCCAGTCCGTCCAGACATCTTTCGCGGATGGTCAGATATCTCCGAGGATGCAGGGTTATGTTGATCTTCCAAGTTACAAGAATTCTCTAAAAGTCTGCCAGAACTATGTCCCTTTACCACAGGGATCAGTAGCCAGACGACCAGGTTCCTATTTTGTTTCAAAGACTAAAGACAACGCGGCCGTCAGGCTCATCCCTTTCAATTTCGGTCAAGGGCAAAGCTATGTTCTTGAGTTCGGCAATCTATATGTCCGGTTCTACCGAACTGATGCAGTCCTCACAACCTCGATCACTAACGGTGATATATCCTCAGTCAACACCTCCACTCAGACGATCACGTTAGGAGGTTCCAGCCATGGACTCTCGAATGGAGATGAAGTCTATCTGACCCTCGGCAGTGGAGCATCGGCACCAGGTGGATTGACGACTTCACAGAGATATTTCATCCATGATGTCTC